GTGGCAGTAAAGATAACATGGCTATCTATGATGACGGTCATGGTTTTTGTTTTGGTTGCAGCTACACAATGCAACCACAAAAAGATAAACCCAGAAAATCTTTTATCAAGACAGTGAAGAAACCATTACTTAAATTTGTTACACCAAAACCATTACCAAAGCGTGGACTTTCGCACGAAACATGTGAACTGTTTAACTACGGAATATCAGAACATAACGGAGTGCCAGTACAGGTGGCAACCTATGAAGATAAGTTAGGTAGACCAGCAGCACAACATATAAGATTTCAGAACAAAAAATTTATCTGGCTTGGTGATGTCAATGACCTACAGCTATGGGGTCAGAGATTATGGAGACAGGTAAATACAGGAGGGATGTTTGTAACAATTACAGAAGGAGAGATAGATTGCATGTCTGTTTCTCAGGTGCAAGGTAACAAGTTTCCTGTAGTTAGTTTGCCTTCGGGTTCACAGTCGGCTAATAAATATATAGCTGCAAATTTAAAATGGTTATCTCAGTTTGTAAGAATAGTAATCTGTTTTGACAGTGACGAGCCTGGCATGGCTGCTGCCGAAAAAGCAGTTAAAATCTTACCTCCTGGTAAGGCAGCTATATGTAGACTCCCTAGAAAGGACGCTAATGAAATGCTCATCGCAGGCGAAGGGGAGGAACTTAAAGATCTCCTATGGAAAGCAACCCCTGTTAGACCAGATGGCATCCTTAACGCCTCTAACCTCTGGCAAGAACTGACAAAAAAAGGTATCAACAGCGTCTGTCCTTTTCCCTTTCCTCAACTGGATACCTTTACCAGAGGATTTCATAAAAGCCAGATGATGTGTATAGCAGCAGGTAGTGGTACTGGTAAGTCCACAATCTGCAGAGAATTGGCTCATCACTTTATGAAGAATAATTTAACGGTTGGTTATATAGCTTTAGAAGAAAGTGTACAGAGAACGATGCAGGGCATACTGGGCGTAGAGATGAGTAAACCCCT